CAGACGAAGACTTGGATGCGATAATATTACGACACAATGGAGGAGAAGAAGCGGATGAAAAGTATCATCTGGCGCGTATTGGAACTCATGTGTCGGGTACTGTCGATTGGTGTCGATACCTATGCGGATATAACGCTAGGACGTTACCAAGCTCATCCAGGATGGCATACAGATACATTAACATGGGTAGAAGGGAAACAGGTTGTCCAACGAACACCTATTTCCCCGCAACATGGCCCGAGGACGTGGTAGTAGAAGTCGAGCTGTATGATGAAGTGGTAGTTGTTCACTGCAGAATCATACGGTTTAGGACATCCACCAATTGGGGCATGGCAGTGTTAATGCCATATAAACGAGAAAGACCACCTTATCTATTCGGGTGTGTCAATTCCATAGGCGCGACGATCCGTGGAGTTGACCACTCGCAAATCACCTTTCTAAAGTTGAAGAATCCTGAGGAAAGTCGTGAGCAGTTGGGTCTCAGCAGTGATATGAGAATGGTTACCATGACGTTGGTCAGTACGTCAAGTGGCCAGGGGTCTACGAAGTCACTCGTTATAAGGAAAAGTCTGTACGAAGCTATCTGTGCGATCCTAGCTACACGAACTCACGTGAATTTGTATAGCATAGGGGCACTGATTGAAGAGGCTGGAGCACATACCGACCCGTTTGTGGCTGCCATGCTTGAGTTGATTGTACTGGATTTCCGTACTTTCAGCAACCTCAAAGGCACGGCCCACCCTATCTATGGCAATTTAATAGATGTGGAAATGTCGGCAATAGCCATAGGACAGTCAAATCAATCAGAGTACAAACCAGACTTGTCTTGCTCAGTGAAGACCTACGGTCTCCATTTCATGTCCTCAACAGATGGAAAAGTGTCCTGCTCACATGCAGACAAAGTACGTGTTGAGAAAACTGATGGAACACCGGTTGAGGTTCCTAGCAAGGAGAGAGAGGATGTACAACGGCACACGATAGGCACGAGGATAACAATACCAGGCAGGACGGCTGAGGTCTTAGGAGTAGATGAGGATTTTGTAGCACTCTGTGTTGACGAGGTCCACAAATACTTGGGAGACTGTCAAACTATGTATTTACCAACATTTGAAGATATGCTCATAGATTTTATTGAGAAGGCAACACCGCAGCAGAAAAGTGTGTTCGAGGAATTCCTCGACAAATCTTATCCTGAGTTGTTGATGTATGGTTCTCTAGTCCCAGGACAGACACCAAAGAGATATGTGGAATTAATATTGGAGAGAGTTAATACACATCAAATGATGATAAATGCTAGTTCGAAAAGCACAAAGAAAGCATTCCTCAAGAAGGAAGTATCAAGTAAAGGGAGGGTAATTTGCCAAATCCCGTGGTACAGGACAGCCCTGGCCAGGATGGTACTTCTTGCTTCACTGGAATCATTGAAGAACAATGAGTTGTTCAACAATCTCTATGCTTCAGCTAGTCCCATACAGGTGCGACAGCGGGTAATCAGATGCATTGAAACATTTGAAGAACCCGTGGCAGTAGTCTTTGACGCGTCTAATTACGATGGTAGTCAGACTCCAGAGACGCATAAAGGTGTAATGAAATTCTTTGAGAAATACATGCACCCAAAAGCATATGCTGCATTTGTCACATCAATGTCAGGTATAATGAATCAGGAAGTCAACTTTGGGACCACTAGACACAATCTGGATGGTACTGAAGTTGGTGGTAAGATCAAAAATGATGCGTTATGGACAAAGAATGGGAGATTGTCAGGCGAGGTTAATACTTCGTTGTCAAATTCTGTTTTAACGATATGCGTTGCCATGGGTTTAATGATTAAGCTCATCGAGGGCGGATATTTGTCTAGCTTGTCTAGATGTCTTGACGCCACGTTGGTCTTGGGGGATGATGGAATATGTTTCCTCCCACCAACAAAAAATCTTACCACTCAAATAATTGAAGACACCATGTCTGAAGTTTTCAATTTATTTGGACTCACAGGTACAATTGGAATAGCGTCAAGGAGGAAGGGAATAGAGAGTACGCAGTTTATTGAGTTTTTGTCAAATAGATATGACTGGGATGGGCGTATGGCCTATGACCCAAATCGTAACATACAAAAAGTCGATAGATATGTAGAATCGGAGCAGACAAAAAGAGACACATATTTGGTGTTTTCTGGCTCTGCTTTGACTACGCATATACTCAATATTTCTAAATGTGAAAGTAAAGCAGACGCATGGTGTAAATACTTAAGCCAAATCATGGTTCCGCCACAATCCGTGGTGAACATGAAATCGTTGTCCCAAGCCATGCTGTGGTCTGATACGACATTAGGTATTTACAACATGTTGACGTTATTGCTACACAACCTTAGGACGATGGTGCCTACTAAGGCAATATTGCGCGACATTCTCAACAAGATAGAGGACAAAAATCTTGTAAAAGGATTGTTGAAAATCTGGTCAAAGACTGGAGTTTTTGGCAAACCTGGAGAATGTATTGACTTATTGAGCGCCAGGAAGATATCAAACTCCTTGTATTACAAGTTTTACGAGGCTTTGGTAAACATATTCCGTTCCGATTCGGACCATGGGGTGATCACAGTGACAATTGACAAGGAGGAGAACTTTGGCAGACCACGGCCACAAGCATTATTGGTTTTGCTTAAGAGAGGCAAATCCAATAAGGAAGATAGCAGTGTTGAAATCAAGCTTGAATTTTCTCAGCTGCTATCTTACTGTGTATATAGTACCGAAATTTGCAATAGACTCAATGGTGTTTTTGGCGCCTACGAGAACTACTTTTGTGAAGATTGGTGCAACACTGTAGCGGAGGCTGAAGGTGCCATGAGTGACCTACTAGTCGTACAGGAGTGGATAGGTAATTTCCACACACTGTTAATAGAGATGTCGGAGCTTCCAGATAAGGATTATGATCAAATGCTTCTCACCTTACCCCGTCGGGGAAAAGTGAGAGCCATCCTTGAATTAGATTCTACAATGGAAAATTTTGTCAGGGCCGACCTGAGGCGCAACAACGTGAGTAATGATTTAACAGGGAATGTGCAGACATTTCTAGAGAAATTTGCTACCACGATGGCTGATTGGCAATTACGTATATACAATGAAGATAGTATGTACAAAAACAAAAAAGCCACCAACATTGTTGTGCCAGGACTTGACATGATCTTCTCTGACGGTCACATCGTGAGAAATCCTGATAAGCAGTTTAATATGAAGGGAGCCAGAATGCAAGGATACTGTTATGTATATAACAATAACTCTGTAGTACGACAAAAGTACACCAAAGCAATAGAATATGTGAAGATATTGGGACGCGACGCTGTCGCCAAGATATATCCACATTGTTTCATTACCGAGCATTTCATGACACAAACATCATGGATTACACCAGGTAGAGCTTTGATAAAGATGGGCCTTCATAACCAAATGCTGGACTTTAAAATCACGGAAAACGTAGAGAACGAATTATTGCAACCTGGAATGAAGATCCAAGGTTACACAAGAGGATTCTGGGTTGAGAAACAGTACGCGTATTTACGTGTTAAACTGGCCAGAACTTTCGTTTTATACAGCCACGGTAGACGTACAAGAGTTGGATCTGTAAGATTCACTCATTTCAATAACAGTCTGAGAATATTAAAGATGTTAATTGAACACATACCATGGATAGAATTCGTATGCCACAGATGTAGCTTTATGCGTCTTACGTTTATAGCAGTCGGTGGTAAATCAATGGATGCTGAATTTAACTCTGAGACATTGAAATTTCCGACAACTATGGAGGAAATAACTCAGTGTCATCATGAAATGAGTTTCACGGATTACGGCAACGCCGAACTCCATGCGGTTTATTCAGTATATGTAGATATGATACTCTATCTTTCCGAGAGGCGAAACGCCGATAAAGATTTCAGAAGCAGCAATTTTGTAGGAGTAGGCCAAGACGAGCCTAAATATGACGAAATAACAGTCGTCAGAGACATGCTTGATTCGTTACTTGTCAACGGTGGAAAAGCAGTGCGACCAAACGCTTGTGGAGATGAAATCGTCCAAGCGGTCGCTCGGTTGTTCCCAACGGACGAGTAGTTCAAGTGTGCTGGTACAAGCCGGAAGATCAGCGAAAGCCGGAATGGCTACCCGGTACCATGCTTGGGCATCAACGTTTGACGTGTGCACGTACATGAACTGTTAAGTCAGTGTTATTTAAGGCATGTATTGACAGTACACGTTGAGCAGCTGGGGAGTGCGTCTACTCCTTGGTATTGTAATTTGCCGGGTCTGTCTTAACACTCCCTTCGACCAAAGACTACCGCGGTGCGACAGTACTATAACAGTTGATTATTTAACCTACAGATTGCAACAACAACCATCCCGACTTCAACAAAACCAACCATGAACTAACATGACCTGAGGCATGTCAACCAACCTCAGGACTACGACCACATGTGCTAGCATGTCTAAATAACTAGCAAACCGGCTTCGGCAAGACGGCGATCATTAACTCACGGTGCCTCCAGTCATTGGATACATGGCTGTTGGTAGTGCGTTAATGGCACGTACGGGCTGATCTCTGCGGCACAGTTAACTGGAGAGTTAACTGCGTGCGATCTTTGATTGGCAGCATGGGAGGCATGGGTATGCATGCAAAGGAGACCCCAGTTCTGCGGAACAAAACTATTATCTCCAACTCTTTTTCAGTGGATTAATGCTACCACTGGCCCGAAAGGGATCCAGGCATTACGAAAGAACAACAACAACAAAAATGGCTTCTCAGCAAAGCCGGGGCGTACAGAGCCCCTACTCCACAAACAGATGGGGTACCACTCTACTTGAACATGCCACAAGGCACGTTCACGGACCAGCCAGAGAGTCCAGTAGGTGGTACTGCCATCGAGCTGCCAGATCTACTGAGAGATCTTGGTGGCCAATTTGGCTTTACATTCGAACAATTTACAAACGCTGCACGACAGATCGGCTTGGAGTATGCCGTAAATGTAATCTTACCACCGTATTGCCAAGACCCGTTAACTATCTTCTCATGGTTGACGGGCATTGATTTAACTAGGTTGCGGGTACAACCCATTGAATCAATCACTGCTTACAAAAAGGCCCAGCCTTCTACCCGTCTGTCCGACCTAGCAGACTGGCTTGGCCTGTTCTTTTACGCTTCATCGCGTGAGAACTCAATTAGCCGCGAGGTGAACCCTAATAAACTAATTATTAGGGCAGAGCGGCACTGGCACACCTACGTGTACTGGTGGTCTTTATTGTGCTATGACACACCACTAACAGCACATCAGAGAGACATGAAGCACGTTTATTTCG